TGTGGCGACCCAAGGTTCAACCGTGACACCAGTGTCCTTGACTATCTCCTCTATAAGAGACTTTTCTAATTTAGATAATTGTTTTTTAGTTTCTTGTGCTTTGTCTACATCAACACGAACACCTTTTGTTTTCATCTCAAATAGAACAGGAAGTAAATCTGTTTCCAATTGAAAAATACTTGTGCATTCTTGTTGTGTTATTTTTTTATTCAGTGTTTCCCAAAGTTTCAATGTTATCAAAGCATCTTGTTCGGCATACTTACCGACATATCTAGGTGGTAACTGCCACATTCCAGACTTAGGATCCACACCAAATTCATCTGCCGCAGACTTCAATAATTTTTCGTCTTTGTATTCTCCTAAATAATCACGAGCAAGAGAGTTAAGGTTATACCATTTTCTGTTCTCATCTAGTAAAGGTGCTGCAATCATAGTATCTATGATCTTACCTTTTACTTCTATTCCTTCTGCTCTAAGCCAACCTAAATCATATAAAGCATTGTGAAATACTTTAGTGATGTTTGTGTCTTGACAAAGTTTTTTTAGCCAATTGTAAACAGCATTCTTTGGCATGTTTCCTACCTTGTGACCTGTCGGAAAATACCAAGCACTTTCTCCAGCACCAACGGCAATACCTATTATGTGTCCATCTTTTCTCGTCCACCCAGGCCCAAGAGTTAGAAGGTTTGTGTCCTTGGTTTCTAAGTCAATAGATATTGTTTTATATTGAGATAAATCTGGAAGTGTTTGAGGAGGCTCCCAATCTGAATCTACATTACCCCAAGACACATCTTTTATATCTTGATCTAATAAATGATATTGATCACTATTTTTCATTTTTTTCTTTCTCAGCAAATTCTCCACCGAGAGCAGTATAGCCTCCGATATCAATCCAACTGTCTGTTTTCTTAGGTGAATATATTAGTCTGGCTATCTTCAAAAGTAACAAACATAGTACAACTTGAAAAACAGTTACCTTTGTACCAAACACAACAGACCAAAGTTCTGCTATCCTTTTGTGGTTTTCGTAAGCAGGTCCATAGTCCTCTGCTCTGTCTACATTAATTAATTCTATTGCTTGTTTTAAAATTTCTTCTCTGTTCATATGTTAAACCTATGTAATGCATTTGATTCTATTATGTGTAATGATTTTTTAGCACGAGTTGCTCCCACATAGAAAGTCCTTATCTCAGAATCTTGGTCTAAACTTTCTACACAAGCCTTAGTTGAGTCAAGAAGTAAGGCTACGTTATCCGCCTCTCCACCTTTGGCTTTGTGAATCGTCGATATCCGAATCCTCGGAGTCCCCGTTAGGATCCTCTCCCCTCGTCTCCTCACTGACATTATGTATGCTGTCTCTTGATCCGAGACTTTCAAGACTTTCTGCCACGGTGTCTCGTGTGAGACGTTCAAAGAGCAACTCTCTATAATATCTTTTAGAGTATAAGTTTGTTCTGGATCTAGGGAGGATAGGGTTTTTCTCCCAGACTTGGATATAATATTCGGGTTCAATATCTTCGCAAAGTTCTTCAGTTCTGATGCAGACAAGCTTTGGTTTTTGCATAGTTTAAGCCATACCTCTATTCCGTTAATAACATTTGGGGAAATTGACCAACCAGTGCCTTCTCTCCAGTAAAGATATCCATCTTCCTTGAGACGATTACATACTTTATTTGTGATATAATTAGTTCTCGCAAGTACCAACCATTCGCCACTAGTTAAGTCTACATCAAGTATATCTCGATGCCATGTTATGGTGCCATCTTTTTTAGTGGGTTGCCAATCTTTTATTTGTCTGGTAGAGACTTTTTTTATCAAGCTCTGTGAAAAATCATGCACGGCACTCGGTACACGGAACGATCTGGTAAGAAATAATTTATCTTCACATGAATTTAAAAAATCTGAAACTCTTACACCCATCCATGTATAGATCGCTTGATCATCATCTCCCGCATAATAAACTTTCTTTGAGTTAGGAACTAAAACTTCCTTAACCATTCGCCATTGTAAAGGAGCTAGATCTTGTGCTTCATCTATTATAAGTAAATCAAACTTAGGAGAAGTTCCTTCTTCAATAAACTTCTGTATCATATCAACAAAGTCTAATTTATTTTTTACGTCTTTATAATCTTTATAAGCTTTGTCTAACTTCTTTAGTTCTTGCCAATGTAATGTATGATCCCAAGCATCATTGAATTGTTGCTCAAGAGATACTTCTCTTACACGAGCCATTTGTACCAGAGATAAATACTTGTCCCCACCTGCTCCTATCTGAAACAAAGGTCCCTCTTCTAGATTAAGTGTAGGTGCCGATCTAAACTCTAAACCAACACGTTTACCTAGATCATTATAGTCTGATCCTTTAAATACTTTCTTTGTATCTAAACCTAGCCATGTGAAAGCAAGTGAGTGTAATGTTCTAAAATAGATCATTTGCTTTGTATCTAGACCTAGTTCTATGGCAGCTCTATCTCTTGCTTCTGTAGCAGCCTTACGACTGAAAGACATGAAAGCTATCTTAGTAGGATCCATTCCATCTTGAATACTCTTCTTGATTATATCAATCAGTGTTGTTGTTTTGCCTGTCCCTGGAGGTCCAAAGATTGCCGTTTCTTTCATCAAAATGGTGCCTCACTAGACTCTATCTTAATGCTATCTATCTCAACTTCAGAAGAAAACTCTGGGATACTCCAAACACGAATTGTTTTAGAATTACCCGTAGATGTTTTAAATCTTTTGACAACAGAACTATCGCCATTGTTTATTTCTTTCAGTCTCTCTTGTACTTGTGCTCTGGTATAAACATCAAACTTCTTCTGTCTCATAAACTCCATCAAAGATTCAAGTCTGAAGTATGTCTTGCTTTCTTCTGGTTCAGTGTAAGGTTTACCCAACATGACTTCTTCAAATGTTTGTGCTTGAATTCTACCTGTACAATAGGTTTCCAACAGAGATATAAACTGTCCTTTGTAAGTGAGTTCTTCAGGTACATTTATTTCATTACAGTTCTCTAACAAATTATTTATTTGTTCTTCCCACAAACTGTCCTTTAACTTAGGAGGCATGAAGTTTAGTTGTTCCATACATGCTCTTTGAAAAAGTCTTGGAGTTTGTAATTCATCTGTTGTTAGTTCTAATCTTCTTCCACCTATGTCCACAAACCATAGTCTAGGTTCTGATAGAATGACAGACAGGCCACTAATTGTTGGCATCGAACTTACACCAATACCATGCTTCAATGTTCTACACACACCTTGATTACAATGAGAAGACATAGGTTCTTCTTTACAAAGATATTGATATTCTTTTTTCTCTAATGTGTTTTGTATGGCTACAACTTCTTGTGCCGATAGAGGTGGAGTAAAATCTTTTGAGTTATGTTCTTCTAGTTTTGATTTCCAATCTTCGGGAAAAGCTTTCTGTAAGAAAACTCCAAGATGAAAGGCAGCTCTGTTTCTACCACCTTCGAAAATACCCATTGACAATAATGAACGTAAGCACGGAACATAGTTTGGATATAAATCAACTGGCCCACCAATAGGTATTTTTAAAAAATCATTCGGGTCTGTTTTTATTCTTTGGATTTCTTCGATGAATTCTTGTAATGTCGCATCCTTATACTCTCCCTCGCTTTTGAGTATTGCATAGCGGAATGTTTGCTCCGAGTCAAAATACGGCAAATTAATGAAGTTACCCACATCGCCCCGCTCGACAAGAACCTGTTCTTGCTTTGGGAATATCTCACACCTACCGTGCCCAAGAGCAGCAGATATTTCAGCAGCCTTGTCTCTAAAATCACTCGCATTCATCCACTCCTTAAAAAAGAAAAATATATGTGCCCCTCCCGATTTACTTCGGCACACGATGCACGGAACATGGAATTTCTCTAGTTTATCTATTAATTCATTATGATCAAGAGGGTATTGATCAATATCTAAAGCACCAAACTTACACTTATTATCTTCATTGATTGGGATAGCACCGACACCTTGTTTACCTTCTATGTGTCTCTGTACTAATTCCAGAGTTAATGGATTTCTTACAATGTAAGATTTTGCTTTTTGTTTACCAGCCATACGTTGTGTTGACACTTCCGTCTGACCATGTGCTGTTCGAAAGCCTTCAAATGCTTTCAATAATTCTTCTGCTAAATTCACTCTTCACTCCAAGAAAAAAAGAGCCGTGACTTGGAGGACGTAGCCACGGCTCTAGTTGTTAAAACGGTATTTCATCTCCTGACTTACTTGATGCCATCTCATCAGCAGAAGCGGCAGCCATTTTAACCTCCCCTTTTTTGAAACTTTGATACATAGTCCTAGCTTCTAACATCATAGCTTCTAGTTTTTCTGATATCTCAGTCACACGATCAACTTTATAGTTATACCAACTACCTTGATCGTTACTTTCTGCAATGGTCGTAATATACCATGCAGTTCCGTATAACGGCATAGGCTTACCCGAAGGTAATCTAATACCATTTTTCATTGTGTTCCATCTACGAGACACCTTCAATTGTGTCTTCTTCATATCAAGAACGGCTGGAGCAAACTCATTGGTATGTGGACTCAACACTTGTACAAGATGTTGATGGGTTCTAACCAACTCATTACCAGAAGGCAATATTTCTGCTGCACCTTCACGAGTTGTAAGAGTTATATCCTTATCGTCTTGAGATAGCTCTCTAATAAAACCACCACCACTTGATCTAAGTGCAAACTCCAAGAATTTCTTCTCAAAGAAACAAGGTACAACAACTATACCTTCATCTGCTTTGTACACTTCTTGTGTTACTGTATTAAAGATATCGCCTTGTTCAGCTCCCTTTATATACATGCTATCTTGTTTATTTAATTGTGGTGATAATGCTTGTAGTATCCTTATAAAAGGTATTTGCATATCATCGGTTGTGAAGTTTTCAAGACCAGCACCTGCCTCTTCTTCAAGTAATGAAGATAGATCTGATACTGCTACTTCTGTCTTTGCTTTTTGTGCTACTGCTTGGGACATTACTGACCTCCTTTTATTTTTGCACGGTTACCAACATAGACTCCGAACGTATCGTAGTTGACTTCTTTGCCTTCTTCGATTCTGTTCTTTACCCATGTCCTTAGAGTCATCGGATGTATGTGGGTCTTTTGATTAGGATTAAGTCCTTGCTTAGATAAATCATCAAGCACGGCTCCCGCTACATTGTCTTGACCCATTCCGAATTGGACAACAACTTCGTTCTTAATTATATCTGCTTCTCCAATAGAACGTAGGAAAGCAAAAGCTTCTGCCTTCTTATCCTCTGGAATACGAGCCGATACAAATTTTTCTACGGAAACTTTGTTGCCATCAACTGTCAGACTTTCAACACCTAACTCTTCCATTAATGATGGGATGTCCTCTTCATCAACGGTTCGCTTTTTGTATTGTAAGTCTTTCAGATATTTTTCGGCATCCTTGACCTGCTTATCGAGGTCAACAGATTGCCTAATAAGTGAAGATAGTCTTTTAGTACCATCTTCTCCAACCTTATCAAATGCTTGAGGGTTGGCAGCTTCTTCTTCAAACAGTGAAAACACATCACTCATCTTTCTCTCCTTCTTGTTTAAAGTTTATACCCTTCGGTAGTAGTACTAGGTTTTATCCCCTAGCGAGATGATTGTCAATAGAATTTATTTGAGATTTTTTCCACAAATATTCTTGCTTTGTTAGAAAAGATATCTGTCCTCCTATTGACCTGTCACTTTCTTCTGAAAGTTCCTTAAGCATTGTCCATGTCTTGATGGGCACTGCTACTGATTTCCATTTTTCTGAATCCATTAAATTCTCCCTTTTATTTTTTATGCCTATTATTTAATATAATGTCAAATAATTTCTTATTTTATTTTATACTGCTTTTTTATAATGTAATGGAATAGGTAAAGGTAGATTTGCCTCACATTGTTGTATTGCTAAACTACTTTCATAAAGACACTTATCGACTGCAAACTTCCAGGATCTTGCCGTAATGTCTGGGTCATTTATAAACGTGTCTTTGTGTATTCTTTTTGTTATCCCACGAACCATACCCACGGGTAAGAACTGTATCTTTCTTTCGGGTAAACAAACCAAAGCAATTATATCACAATCTTTTTTTGTGTAGGCTTTTTTAGGATTGCCTTTACTTGTTGTAAAACTATACTGCTTTCCAACACCAATCCCCGCTTTGTTTCTCTTGTATTTCTCGTTTGTATGAGTTGAAGTTTTAACTTCAATCCTCAATGCCATAGGTAACCCATGACCCTTGGTTGCAATAATATCTGTGCCATCTTGTTTAACCAAGTCACAATGCACACCCAACAAGGACAGCTCAAAAGCTGTAAAAAGCTCTCCAGCTGTTCCCGTTAATTTTTCTTCTCTTATACCTTTAGCCATTCTAGTACTTCCTCTCCTAAAGTTTTGTTTGCTATTTTATCCTTTTCTACCAAGGACTTAACGATGTGTACATCAACTGTGTTGGGGCACACCAAGTCAACATATAGTACTGGTTTATGTTGACCTATTCTATGACATCTGTCTTCTGACTGCTTTCTTGATTCCAGGTTAAAATCATTTGAGTAGTAAATCACGTTTGATGCAGCCGTCAATGTTATACCACGGCCCCCCGTTTGTGCATTACTGACAAAGAATCTTGTCTCTGGATTTGTTTGAAAGTTATGTATTGCCGAGTCTCTATCTTCTTGAGTTGTGTCGCCATAATAAGTGACCACGGAACCCGATCCATAGGTTTTAGCTAACTCATTTTTTATTTTCTTTATGTCGTATCTAAACCTAGACCAAATAATAACTTTACCTGTCATTTCTTCTACGACTTCCATCATGACTTTTATTCTATTGTTGGCAAGTTCTACAGTTTCCCCGTCGTCACTCACAAGATATCCACAAAGTAATTGTTGTAGTCTTAACAATCTTGTCATCACTTCGGGGGCCGTAACCATGTCGCCTTTTTCTAAAAATATGACAGATGTTTTCTTCATACTATGGTAATGTTCTTCTTGAGTAGACGTTAGTTCAACTTGTCTAGTTGTATAAATCTTTTCTGGAAGATCTAACGCTTCTTTCTTTGTTGTTCTGTGTGCAAAGATCTTTAGCTTTTGTGTTAACTCATCTAAGTTTTTGTAGCCAACCACTTGATTGAAACTATGATTACCCATTCGTTGTTGTTTGATAATGGCAAACCGACCTTGGAAAGACCAATAACTATCATATCCCAAAAGTCTTTTGTTTAGAAAAGCACATTGTGAATAAAGATCCAAAGGCGATTGTGTGATCGGAGAACCTGTCAGTATTCTTTTGTACTTGGCAGTCTCTCCAAACTTCATGATTGCTTTTGTACGTTTCGCTTTCGGATTTTTTATTGTTGTTGATTCATCGATGGCAATCAAAAATTCACTTCTGTGGGTAAACGATTCAAGGAACACGGGTGCTTTCTTGGTCACGAATGATTCAATATTCATTACCAGTATTCTAAATTTATCTCTTTTAGTTACACCTTCTGCTAATTTTTTCTTCTCGTTTCTTGTTGATGTTGCTTTCCATAAATAAATATCAAAGTCCATGTCATCGGGCATATGTGTAGGTATTTCATTGTTTACCCAATTCATGTACACACCTTTTGGAGCGACTACAATTGCAGTGTCAATATGCTTGTTTTGATATAGCCAATAGATATTATCGATCAATACTTTTGATTTGCCACACCCCATCTCCATGAAGTATGCAAAATTTTTCTTGTCATGTGATCGTTGCAAAGCCTCTTCTTGATGAGCATACGGCTTCGTCTTGTATTTGAAATTCATTGTGTCCCCTTATTCGTCGTTGTAAAGCGATGATCTTGCCGATCTTGTTTCTGCTATCTTTCCTCTGTATGGTTCTTCGGGCTTGACTGCATCAGGATGGTCTGTCCC